ACACTATTAGGATTGTATGCATTTGCTTGTATCTGCTCGATTGGAACAGCTATTACATTGTAGACAGGTGATTTATTCATAACTTCCCTCATTATTATGTTGTTCGTTGCCTTTAACAGGCGGATTAAATACTGATATTAAGATAGTATCTTTGATTGCTTCGAATTGATGCTTTTCGTGATTATTTAAAACATAAATTGTTTCTGGCAAAATATGGAATACTTCATTAGTTGTTAAATCGGTAACAATAGCCTCGCCTTCTATACAATAGCAAGCTTCAAGATGTTTTTTATAATGCCAAATTTGTTTTAAGCCTTTTGGTAAAATAGTTTTATGAAACGAAAAGCCCATTCCGTCTTTTTCTAAAAGCAATCTTTGTGATTTAAAGCCTTTATGCTGAAACTCAACATCTCGTTCAGTTCCAATAATTTGTGATATTTTTCTAATAAACATATTTTTATAAATTTTTATATTTTTCCATTATTTCCCTTTGTCTTTTGATTTGCTCTTGTGTTTGTCCAAGACCAAGATATTTACAAGTGTGATCATTCCGTAAAATAGTTATTGCAAATCGTTTCCAACTTGCGACAACACTTGGCGGACAAGATAAGCAATCAAGCTCATCAGGGAATCTTTGTATAACTACTCTTTGTTTTGTTTTAGATCCGTGCGGAGTTAAGCCATTAATTTTATGCGGTATATTATTCTGTTTTAACTCTTCAATAATCTCGTCATCAATGCCCCTTCCTTTTCTTGACCAAAATCTTAATGCCTGACAAAATCTTTGTTTATAATTATCTGCAACTGGTTTTGGCAATGAATTAAGTAAAAATTTAGTAAACGACCTCCAAGTATGATTATTTGGCAACTTAACCTTTTTCCAATCTAATTGACCGCCATAGGTTGCAATAAAATTTGCTCCATTAACTCTGCAATAAAGTTTTTGCCAAGCCTCAGGATCGATTACTCGATAAAGATTTAAAGATGATTTTGATTCGCTCATAAAAGGGCTTGCAACTCGCATAGCATAAGGCGACATACCAGCTAAATAAAATTTATCGTAAAGCTCATTATAATCCCAGTTAAATTTTACATTTGCCGTCCAAATATCGTCAACCGACCAATCATAAATTGGATAGCAGTTAAAGACATTATCAATTTTGTGTTTCGTCCAAAATTTATTATCAACCATTTTCTTTTTTCTATTCATAATAGCTCGAAAACGGTTTAAACTTTCATCGGTTCTAATACCAATTAAGCAAGCGGTTTTTTTACCTTCGCCATACCATTTACCAAAATTATCCCAGAAATCATCGTAATTCATATTCTCTTTAAAAAATGAAAAATTATGATTTTGAAAATTTACAATATATGGTTTTTTTGATAAAGGACGAATCCATTTATCTTTATCTTTTTCTCCCCAACATTGCCATTCAGTATTATAAGCACTAACGGTGCAAGGCAAAGTAATTGGAAGGCAACACCAATAAGGCTCAATTAAATCAAGATTATTTTCAATCATTCTTTCCATAAAGTCGGTAGAATCTTTATAATTTGCCTCATTATCCATTATCATTACTCCTAATTTCTTATCAATTTTATTAGCTCGCATATAATCAAGAGTAAGATTAAGCATCACTCCGCTATCTTTACCGCCACTAAACGATAAATAAACTTTCTCAAAATTATCAAAAATAAATCTTAATCTATCTTGTGAAGCTTCATAAACATTATTATCAAGATACTTTTTCATATATTAAATCATTGATTGCTGTTTGATTAAATACTGGCTCAATAGTTTTAGGTATATGTATATAATTTTCATATTTTATCTTTTTGCTTTGTGCCAGTTTATCATCAATTATAATAGAATTACCTTTGCCAAATCTAATAGCTACCTTTGGCAACCAAGCCATTACTTCATCCTTGAATAAGATGAAGTAGGCTTTTTCGGTCTCCCTCATTATTTGCTTAAATTTCGCTTTCACTTTCATTTTTCGGTGCAAATATTTCTTGAATTTGTTTGGCTGTGTATTCTACTTCCTCGATTTTAGTGAATGAAGTTGTTTTGCCTTCGCCATTTCTAAAGCATTTAAATTTAAACTCTTCTGTAAAACTAATTGTCATTAAATAGCCATTCTTACCACTAGTTCTAACACATTTTGCGGGGTGCCAAAACATTAATTTAGATTTTGGAAGTTTAATTAAAACTGCTTTTTCGGTTTTTGTTTCAATTAAGTTTGAATTTGCTGTTACTTGGATCCAGTTTGTCATATTTGCCTTTAATTTTAGTTAGTTAATTATCAAAATTTTTTTTGATATACATAGTTTAACTATTTAAAAAATAAATGTCAAGAATTATTTTTAAATTATTTTCAAGCTACAAAATAAAGGGGCGAGGGCTATTTTTAGAAAATAAGTAAAAAATATTTTAAGCAATTAATCCGTGATTTTTTGAAGCTGTAATAATACTTGCAATCGCAACTCTTGATTCTGCATCTACTATTGTTCCACCAGCAGGATTGTTAATTGTTGCTTGTTGACTGCCAACAACTTTAATATTATTTACTTTGTAAGATAAAGCATTAAAAGATTTGTCGCAGTCAGTATCGCCTACAATAGTATTTTTGGTATTACCTGCTTTGAAGCCGTTGTTAGAAACTCTATTCTTTACTTCGCTATCACCATCTTCGAGAATTGATTGTGTAGCCACTTCGTAAGGTATGCCGAATAAATTTGTTTTACTACCATTGCAACCAAACAATAAAACAAGTGCCGTATCTGTCGGCTTAACTTTTGATTGCGAGCCGTAAGGATATAGCAACAATACATCGTCGTATACTTCGTTATACATTGAAACAACCGTGGCATAAGTGCCATCAGTTTTTGTGATATAGCCTTTAATAATCATAGTTTTTTTCAATGCTATTTTAATAGAATATTTTATCTTATTATTATAAACTTTTAAAATAAAAATGGCAATAGATTTTAAACTCACACAAAAAAAAGATTATTGGGATCTAGACATTGAAAACGGCGATATTGCCAAAACCGATAGTTTAGACACTGCCCTTTATATGTCGGTTTTTTGTGAAAAAAGAAGCGATAAAGTAAGCGAGCCAACATTAAGAAGAGGGCACTTTACCAATGCCTTTAATCGTGTTGCTAGTTATGAAGTAGGCTCTTTATTGTGGCTCTATACAACACAAGCCAAACAAACTCAATCTAATCTAACAATGATTGAAACATCAGTAAAAGACGGCTTAAAATGGATGATTGACGATAGCATAATTAGTAAAACAAATGTTAAAGCTACTAAACAAGATACAAAAGTTAGTATTGAAGTAGATTTAATAAATAAATTGCAAGTTAATAGTAAATATTATAATCTTTTTTTAAATTTATAAATGGCAATTGAGTTCTCAACAATATCACAAATTCAAGAAAGACTTACAAATGCCTTAATTCTTGCCGTAAATGCAGGACAGCTCGATACATCAAAGCAAATAGATCCTAATATTAGAAATTCTTTTGCTCTTGGTTTGGTTAAATCAATGTCGGCTGGTTTTGATGAGAATAACGATAATGTAAAAGAAGTTTTAAAACAACTGTTCCCACAAACTGCAACTGGTGAGTATTTAGAATTATGGGCTTCTTGGTTTGGTATTACTAGAAAAGATCCAGTGAAAGCCGAAGGTTATGCTGTTTTTACTGGGACTGCTTCAACAACAATTCCTAATGCAACTGCAATTCAAAAAGCCGATGGCACACAATATGAAACTCAGGCAAGTGCAACAATATCAGCTCAAACAATAGGTATAACAACATTAACTAGAAGTGGAAGCATTGCAACGGCAACAACTACCGCTAATCATAATTTAGCAACTGGTGTATCTGTTACTATTGCAGGAGCTTCTCAAACCGAATACAATATTACTGCAACAATTAATGTTATTTCAAACACTCAATTTACCTATACAATAAGCGGAACACCTGCAAGTCCTGCCACTGGCACAATAACTGCAAGTTTTACTTCTGCATTTGTTTTTATAAAAGCCCTTGATTATGGAGTAAATGGCAATTCTGCTGGCGGTTCACAATTATCTTTAATCAGTCCAATAGTCGATGTCAATGATAGTTGCTATTTAAGTTATGATGGCTTGGCACTTGGTTTAGATGCCGAAACAGATGATGAGTTAAGAAGTAGATTAAACGAAAGATGTTCTAATTTTACTGCACCTTTTACAGCTTCTGGATTGCCAGTATTTATAAAAGAAAGAATTGCTGGTATTACTAGGGTTTGGGTTCAAACTGCAACACCATCTGCTGGTTATGTAACTATTTACTTTACTCGTGATAATGATACAAATATAATCCCAACAGCCTCACAAGTAAATGCTGTTAAAAATGCAATCATTGATGTTGATAACGGAATTAAACCTGCAAATACTCCCGATAATTATGTTGTAGTATCTGCACCAAATGCCGTGCCAATTGCAATAACATTCGCAACATTAAGCCCCAACACTGTGGCTATGAAAACTGCAATTACAACAACCCTTACCGATTATTTTAAAAGTCCGTCAATCAATGTCGGCGGTGATATTACATTAAACGAAATTAATGCTTTAATTTATGGTGTTATTGATGAAGACGGCAACTCGCCAACTTTTACATTATCGGCACCATCAAGCACAACAGTAGTTAGTGATTCACAATTAGCAACCCTAGGAACTATAACTTATCCATAATGCTTAGAGAAATAACACAAACACAACAAGCCGATATTTTAGCACAATATTTAAGAGACGATAACCTGCACGAAGCTAAAAATAGAGAGGATTCAACATTAAGAAAAATATTGATAGGCTTAGCTAGTGAGTGGCTAAATTTTAGAAGTAAAATAAACGAAGTTTCTAACGAATACAACCCAAAAACAACAACTCAACTTATCGACGAGTGGGAACAGTTCGTAGGTATCCCTGACAATTGCATTCCAGTCGCTTCTACAATAGAACAAAGAAGGTTAAATGTTTTATTAAAACTCGCTGGTATCAATGCAACAACCGAAAAACAATTTAAAAATGTTGCATCTATTCTTGGTTATAATATTGAAGTATCTAATGGAGTGTCAACATCAACATTCCCATTGACATTGCCGTTTTTGTTAATTAGCGAAGCCTCGGCACCATTCACAATTGTTATTACATTGCCAAGCTCTATAAAGCCGAGTGGTTTTCCTTTAACTTTTCCTTTTACTTTAACATCTCAACAACCAGCAATTTTAGATTGCTTGTTTAACAAGCTATCTAAAATT